GCATTGTAAATAACGTCTAACATTACAAACCCCTCTCTATTGCTTGTTTAATAGCATTTCGATATGCTTTTTCAGCGTTTTTGAGTGCTCTAGCAATTGCACCTTTACCTCGTGGGTTAGGATTTTTAATGGTACCCCATTCGTTAAGGTGGATGACTCGGTAACGACCATGCGGGCCTTTCCAATGTACTTTAACTGTACGGACTCCTTTAATAGTCATTGGTTCTGATACGGTAATTTCTTCATAAGTGTATCCTTGGGAATAACCTTTACCATCAGAGAACGTCTTTACTTGTGCTTGTAATTCTTTTACGAATACTTTGGCACCATCCAATAATGCTTTGTCACTTATGCGTTGTACATTTTGTTTTCCAAATCGCTTTTCTAATTCACGCTCCAACTCTTTTAACCCTTTGATTTCCACACCCATTTACTCAACCACCTCTGCGACAACTTTTATAAAACGCTTGTCTTTTACATCTGGATGGACTTTTTTAATATTAAATCTAAGATAATTACCTTGATTATCTTTGTAAGCTGGGTGTAAAACAGATAAATAATGCTTGTTACTTGGTTTATACTCACCGTGAGTTTCTCGAAACTTTGCTGTCACAGAATAAAGTACGTTAGTTGTACTAAGAGATTCGTTGTCTTTCATGGATGGCTCGTATACTTCTGCCCAACACTCCCACAACAAATGCTTTTCAACTTCCCCAGGTTCGGGTCCAGGACTAGGTGCAAATTCATAAAATTCTATACGTGTATTTAAATCGCCTGTGTTACTCATTACTACTCACCGCCGGGTAGTCTTTCAGTTTTAAAATTAAAGAATTAATGATGCTTTTATTGTCATCAAGTACCCCTCTGCCCTCATAGTTTTGAGAAACGATAGCTTTTACCGCTAGTTCATAAAGTGGGTAATCTTCATGTGCTGTAGTTCTTTCAGATACGCCAGATAGTCTTAATTCTGCTATTGCGGCAGAAATTAAAGAGTGAATGACATCATCCTCAAATGTGCCATCCACTCTGATAAACTTTTTAACTTCTTCTAAGCTAACAGTCATTATACTTCACCTTCAGGTGGTTCCGGTTCTGGCTCCGGTGGCGCAGTTACATTGACAGTGGCACTGTCTTTCTTGCCTCCAGCTGTAACTTCGATTCTAGCACTACCTGGGGCAATAGCCTCAACCAGACCGTTTTGGTCAACAGCAACAATACTCCTATTGCTGGTGGCCCACCCAACTGTTTGGTCAGCTGTACTTGGTTCAACTTTTGCAGTTAGTTGGCGCGTCGCTCCAACTTCTAGGTTGTTTGTTTTTGGCGATACGGCGATCGATTCAACTGAGCTATAATCAGTAGTGACTTTAACGGATTCGGACAATTCACTTTCACCGGCGCTATTCTCTGCACTTACTTCATACGTATATTCTGTATTAGGCGTTAAATTTGTATCTGTATACGACTTTTCTTTGAGCCCGCTAGCCACTTTCTCACCATCACGATAAACGTTATAAGTTACCATTAGTTATCTCCTTTCCTCTTTTTATAAAGCCCTGTTTAGAGGCTATTCCCAACTCAATGTTGCTTGGGTGTCTGTAGGATTAACCTCTAAATTTACGGGCGCATTAGGGAGTTGTAGTTACTTCAGCGATACGGAATGCAGAATCAAGTAAACGTAGTTGGTCGTACCAAGCAGTTAAAACGAATAGATAATTACCTTTTTCAACATCTTTGTCACTATCGTAAGTCATAGCATCATAATTGATTTGAAAATAGTTAAAGTCTCCCACAATTGGTTTTACTGCGCCGTCAGCAAACGTAACTGGTTTCCCTAATACTTTTTCTGGTGGAGCATCGAAGAATGACGTATTGCCGTTAGATAATGCTTTTACGATTTTCATATAATCAGCAAAGCGCATCACGATTTGAGCATTATCACGATAAGTTTCATGTAAATCTGCGATTGCATTTGTGATAGCTTCATATAAATCTTCACCGGTAACACGCTTAACATCTGTTCTATTGTAGAACGACATATGGCCTAGACCGGTTTTTGGTTCGGTAGCAAGCGCGTCTTTCTTTTCTTTTCCAGCTAAACCAGAACGTAATGCATTATCTACAAAACTAGTTAATTCAACATCAGAACCGTGAACAACAGTATCAGACAATTTAACTTTAACTTTGAATTTATTACGCCCAAACGTAGCTGTGTCACCTTTCAGTTCAATTTCCTTCGCTGTTTGATCGTCATTAATAAAGTCATCATCATCAATTGAATAAGCGATTTTAGGTACTTCAAGCCCTTTAATGGCTGTTGTTTTAGCAACTTCACGCAATTGGTTTTTTTCAAACGGCTCATGAACCAACTCTTTTTGCATGTTTGTTGGCAAGAATTTATCTCCACCAGTTTCATTACCCGCCGGAATAGCAATTAATTGTTTCACTTCATCACTCACCGGACGTCCTTGGATGGATGCACGAATAAATTCAGCTTTTGCTTTTATCATTTTTTCTTCTTGCCCGAGACCATCAAACCCAGCACGTTGTTGTTGGCTAAATTTAGCTTTCTGTTCAGCTTCCATTGAATCATGTTGTTCTTTAATCACGTCAAAACGCGCCTTCAAATCGTCTTTAGATTTTTGTAATGTTTGAATATCTTCCATAGATGCAGATGGATCAATAGCCTTTTGAGCCAATTGTTGTTCTGTTTTTTGCAATTGTTGACCGATGGTGGCCATGTTCTGTTTTAGTTCATAGAGCGTTTTATCTCCAAAAAATTGTAAGTTTAACTTTAATTTTTTATTCATTATAAAATTCCTCCTAAAATTGTTTTTGTTATTTCGGATGAAGCTTTTGCTTCATCGGCTATTCGTTGTCTAATTGCTAATTCCTCTGCTGATATTGATGGTGCTTTTTCTTCTTTTAGTTGTTTAGGTATATTTTTATATCGTTGTAAAAATTCGTCGCTTATAGATGCGGCCATTTCATTAGCGTCATCTACTACGTCACACAACCCGTAATTAAATGCTTCATCTGCACTAAGCCATGTTTCAGCATCTAGCATTTCTTTTAATTTATCTTCTGACAGCTTGTCTCCTGCTTTTTGCATGTAAGACTTAATAGCAGATTCTCCTATGCGATCTAAATCATCGGCTTGTTTGCGTAATTCGACTGAATTACCAATAGCGAGTGTCCACGGATTGTGTATCATTAGCATTGAATTACTAGGCATCCGTATTTCGTCCGCAGACATGATTATCACGCTCGCTATTGACGCGGCTAGTGCGTCAACATGAGCCACTACGCGGGCATTATGACGCTTTAACATATTACCTATGGTAATTCCTTCAAAAACCGAACCTCCTGGGCTATTAACGTATAAATTAATTTGTTCAACATCGCCTAGTCCGTCAAGTTCATTTTTAAATGTTTGCGCGGAATGTTCGCCGTCTTCTGTCCATGCATATTTTGTAATTTCTCCATAAATCCATATCTCACCAACTAATTTATCCTTTGATAGTTGCATATTAAAGAATTTGTTTCTGTTTTTTGATTTCATTTTTTTTCACCTCCCTTTAAAAGTTCATTAAAAAATCCCTCACATCTTTATATGCGGAGTATTTCCCCGCTAAAGATAAAGGGATTGATATAGATTGTTGGTTGGTGGGAATGGCGCTAGATGGAATATAAAATAAATGGTTGTTGTCATTATTTTCTATACAAACTAGGATAATGTAATCGCATGTCTTAGAATAGTTTTTCTTAGTTCTTCCGTTTGGAAGTATCGCCCTTACGTCTGACTCAATCTTTTTTCTTTTCTTGCTGTCGGTAAGACAAAACCTAAAGAAGTTATCTTTTGACAAAACCGCTGATTTAACATCCACTTTCAAAAATCCATTAATGGTTAAATCGTGAGAAGAAGTCATTGAAATTTCATTCATATTTTCTACAGTAAGACCACGCCTCGTTAATTCTTTTACAACTATTTTCTCTCCTCTAGTCCCGGTTGTTTCCCTTGTGGGTATAGAATACTCTTTTCTGAGTTTAGAAACATATATCCTATCTATTCCATGACTTAACGATATTTGTAAATCTGTCATACCTTTGTCGACGTATTCTTTTTCTAAAACACTAGGATTCATCATTCTCCCTCCCCTCCCTATTATTACTAGATTTTCTTTCGCTAGGATCCAAATCTATTGGGTATAAGTCGCCACTCACCCACAATTTAGATGCGTTACCCCCAACAGGCGGCTTGTCCTCCAGTTCCCTTACCTCATCTTGACTTAACCAACCACTTCTTATTGCTTTTGTATAATAATCGCCTTGCGTAGCTGTGTCAGCTCTTAATAAAGCTTTTACGTTAAATTTAAAATAAAAACCAGCTGTCCTTTCAGCTGGAGTAAGTAATTTTTTATTAAACTCTTGCTCATATTGCCTTACAATCGGCATTAAAGTAAGGTCTACGTACATTCTCA